TCATGCACGTTTCCTTTTCTTAGATGTTTTTTTCTTGGCAGACTTTGGCTTGATCCTACCAGAGCAAACACCAGAAGCATACATATTAGCATAAGCACTTGGGTATACTTTAAATTTTCTTTTAGCGGCAGACTTACCCTTTGCACATAGTTTAGCCATACGTTCTTTTAGCCTTCTTATTTTTCTGTGCTTTGTTGTTGAAAGAATTTAGTGAGAGTTTTACTGGTTTCTTTTTAGGTTTCTTCTTACCTACAGTTCCGTATGATTTCATAGTTCCTGGCATTACTTTACTCCTTTATTTATTATTTTGTTAGTTTCTTTTTCTCTTTTCTCTCTTAATCGTTTAGCATCTTGTAGTTGATTTCTTACTGCATCTATACCTTCTTTAATATAAGCACCAACACCTACAGCACCTACTACACCAGCTGGTTTAGATAAGTTAATTTTTTTTAACCTACGTTCTATATCATGGTGAGATTTATAACCTAACTGACCAAAGGATGTTTGTGCCTTCTTCATATCTTTCTTTATTGTCATAGCTTATCCTTTCCTTACAGGTAGGTATAAAATATGTTGGGACTTTTGTAAAGCTATTTTACGTGAGGTAGTCCTGTTGCTCTTAATTAATCTGTAACTTTTGAACCCCTACCTATATTTAACTTTATCTTGTATACACAGCACTGCACCATAATTTACCCAAGGTCTATGTTAACTTGGATAGCATTACCTAGTGACTTTGTGTCCGATTGATCCTGTTTTATTCCAGCTCGATCAAGTATATCCTTACTTGCTTCCAATCTCACGTACTCTGAGTTAGCAGACGCAGATAAGTTAGACACTGTATCCAATGCTTGTATTGATCTGTATCCGAGTGTCTTCATTGCTTGTGTCTGTAGTTGCTTCAACACCTTGTCATGCTTGAGTAAGCGACTTGCTTCGACCTTGGCTGATTTGGGACTGTATCCAGCTTTGATCGCACATTGTGTTGCAGTACCACCATTTGTTAATAGGTTATCAATAAATGCCTGTTGTCTTGTTGTGAGTTGTGTGGTTTTGCTGTCCATGATCTTGTTCTATAGTAAGAGGTCTAAAAGTGCTGTCAAGTAAATAATTTGACACCTATGTTTTGCTGGGTTTCGAGGGTGCTTTCGTGCAAGCATCGAGACGTTGTCTCGACCAAAAGGCTTCAATCAGTCCTCGAGTGTTCGTTTTTATTATACATAATTCTATATGGTAATCACCTCCTCATGACCTAGCTATATATCCACTCCGTTCATGGCTAAATTAAAGCATAATTTAGGACAATGCTTCCAAGTGCATAGAGGGTAGAGGATAGAGAACCCCAGCTTTGTGATTTAATTTTGTATTTGTTTCTTAACGTCATTTCCATTTCCTTTTGTAAAATATAGATTCGGTATCGTTATACTGTATTATTAAAATAGGTTCAAACGTGCTATCGCCCTATATAATTATCAAACATATTATAGATCCCCCTACTCTAGTCTTTTGTAGATTTCTTTCCTAACTATTATATGGTGCGATATTTTATTGTGCTTCGCCCTATTTTGATTCGCCCTTTCTTTTCCAAGAAATCTCAAACAGCCTGAGCAGTCACCCCCATAATATGTTTGACCTATGGAATAATAATACAGTTTAACGAACTCATCTTAAATTTAACAAAAGGAAACTACAATGACTAAAACAAATACAAAATTAAATAACAAAGAAACAACATCAAATGAAATGGTATTTACAGAAGGGTTTGAAACTCTAATGAATATTAATTTTCCTACTTGGTTACGTGATGGTGAGCAAGACATGGTTCAAAATGATATTGGTTATTTTTTACAGAATATAATTACTTCTATAGAATATACTAAAGAGTTCTTTTATAGTAAGAAATCTAAAGGTATTATGAATATGAAATATTGGTTAGATAAATATGATCAAATCAATGATATAGAAGATCCTCAAAGAAAAAATGAATTGCTTGAAACGATTGGAGAAGATCCTAATTACATTGCATCAAGACAAATCAATGAGGTTTGTACACAATTAATACATCAGGCTAAGGTAGCTTATGAGGTAGTAAAAGGTGAAGCTTATAAGTCACAACCTAAAAAGGAAACTACTAAAGATAGATACTCAGTCTAGTATATAGAATATCTCCCACTAGGGTAGGCTTACCAAGTCTGCCCTAGATTTTTTTGTGGTACTCCAACCACAGTGGAATCGAACCTAGGTTCAATACTCCTAGTTCTAATGCCTTATGATTCTATTAGTTCTTTACCTTATCCATATTTCATAATCACTAACTTATATCTCATTTACTTGAGGGGGGTGTAATTGCGTGCACCAAGCCAACCAAGTTCACAATTAATATAGGAAACACATATACACTGTACCAATAATGCAAATACTTTCATATAATACTTGCACTTATGCATTGTATATATATAATATAACCAAGGAGAATGATATGTTAAAACTAATACAAGAATCACTGACTCGTCAACAGTCAGAAGAATATATGCAGAACAAAGACAACGTGCAGTTACTAGATCATATTATATTGTGCTTACAAGATAGTATGAAGATCAATTCAGGTAGTGACATGGCTTTGATCAAGGCAGAGTTACTGCATAAATATATTGCAGAGAAAGCACAGCTAGTAAAGTACATTGAAACTTATGAGGAGAATAATAATGAGTAAGGTAATAGCAGAACAAACACATGAACGATACTTGAATAGACAGATGATAGAGAATGGTTGTAAGTTTATGATGGAGTACAACTATCGAGCAAAGAGATTAGTCTATGCTTATCTATCTATTGTAACACTACAAGCACGACTAAACTTTCTTGAGAAATATCGTAGTGATAAAATAGCAGAGGTACATGACTTATGGATTGAACATAAGAATGTATTGTTAAGTGAACTCAAACAGCTAGTCAAAAGAAAAGACTACAATAGTTTTCAGTTAGCTTCACAACAAACTCAGCAAGCATGGAGAAAATATTATAGGGAGGATAGACATGTCCATTAAAACATTAGCTGAAGATAACATAAAAGAAATCACCGAAGGTATCATACGTGACATGGAATCACATGACATGACACAACCATTTGTACCCAAGTGGATTACTAATCTGCATATGAATGTAGATGGATACCAATACACAGGATGGAATCAGTTTCATTTGAACTACAAGTATGGATACTCAACACCTATCTGGGGTACATACAATCAATGGAATAAGATTGGATTGCATCCAGCACCTAGATCAGGTAGACCATTGTGGCAACCAATGACATTCAAGACAGAAGATAAGAAGACAGGTAAAGAAAAAATTATACAACGATTCAAAGCAGTGGCAATACATTCTATAGATGATGTAAGTGGTGACTCTAAAGTAATAGAAGATCTAAAAGATAGTTTATTAAATAGAATAAATACAGCTACAGAATATACACGAGTAGATAGTATAGATAAACAAGTGAGTAGGTTAAATGCAAAGATAACACATGGTAGTAATCGTGCTTGTTATATACCGATTACAGATGAGATCATGATGCCAAAACACACAGCATTTAAAAAGACAGAGAGTTACTACTCAACATTATTCCATGAGATTACTCATTGGAGTGGGCATAAGACTAGATGTAATCGTACACTATCAGGTTCGTTTGCATCAAATGATTATGCTTTCGAAGAACTTATAGCAGAACTTGGTGCTAGTTTTCACATGGCTAAGTATGGTATGTTACACACAACCAGGCAAGACCATGTGCATTACTTGAAGTCATGGGCTAAGGCTCTTAGAGATAAGCCAGATGCACTACGTTCTGCTTGTAAGTATGCTAGTCAATCTTTCTTTTACATTAGGGATGTAACTAATAAGATAGATAGCATAGAACAAGTAGCAGTATAGGAGGTGAACATGTACGCAGTAAAAATTATATGGAGTATAAATATAATAGTGTGGATGTACATTATTTTAATAACAATATATTAAGGAGAATGATTATGCAGAAAGATGAATGGTATAATATAGTAAGGACTACCGATCCTGAAACAAGTAGAGTTGCCGCCAAACAAGAAATAGGTAGGGTGCGTAAAGCTAAAGACAGAGTACTAGAATTAATCATGGAGATAGGTGGACTATCTGGTATGACTGATGAAGAACTAGCATATCAAGATGGTGTGATTACATCTAAGTATAGAACAGCTAGAGTGTGGTTAGAACGTGAAGGGTATATCGAAGCTAATGGTACACGTAAATCTACACATGGTAAACAACAACGCATATGGTTTGCAACAAGACAAGGCAAAGATATGTATATAAATATAAAGGAGAATTAAATGATAAACCAACAGCAAAGAGAAAAAATATTTCCAACATTATGTAAACGTACACAAGACAGAATCAAAAGTGGTGAAGATATATTCTGGATGGTAGATTTTGCAGATGAACCACAGATCTTTTCATATACTTATTATGAAATGATTGAACAATTAAATAGTTGGAGTGGGTTTGTTCAAGATGATTGGTCAATAGCATATGATCTAAAAGTGTTTGATGATTACTGGGATTGTCTTGATTACTTTAATACTAAACGTCAAGAGATACGTGATGCGTATGAAGCAGAATCACAACTAGCTTCGGAGGATAGTCATGTATAGAAGTGAACACATGAGTATGCTACATGAAATAGCACGTGCAGTTAATCGTGTCAAAGATATGGTTGATGTGTATATAGATTTCATAGATGAGAATGATATAGAAGATAAGGTACGAGAGATAGAGTACATGCATTACAATAGATCAGGTGGCTTCTATAATATACATGATTGTAATTGGACTCTTGATAAAGTTATAGGTGTAGTAGAAATGATAGAGAAAACTTATGATCCTAAAAGACATATAGCATATAGAAAAAAAAAGGAGAATAAGAA